GCCCTCGAGCGGCACGGTCAGGGTCTTGACCCCGCCCGTGGTGTAGGAACTCTTGATGGCGTCCCGTCCCAGCCCGGCGTCGATCACGTTTGCAGTTGCACCGGGCAGGTCGCTGTAGGAGAACTTCCAGGATCGCTTCACCGCGATCGCATCCTCAGCCAGGGAGCCGTCCGCCAGCCGAGTCCGCTTGACGATCCGCTGCGTGCCGACCTCGATCTCTACTGCCACGGCGCTCATGTTGCTGCCGTCGAGATGGTAATGGATCATGCTGTTCGTGCCTCCTCGATCAGCCGCACCCGGTACAGGCGGCGCTCCAGCTCAGCCAGCCCGTTCTGGTCCGCCACCAGGGTCCCGATGTTCAAATTGACCACCATCCCCTGCCCTGCCGGGCTGGTAGAACCTGTGGGACCTGTGAGGCTTGTCGGACCTGTCAGCCTTGTCCCGATCGCCACGTTTGCGGATAATCCCCTTATCGCCCCGTTCAACTGCTGCTGCAGCTGTGGCATCCCGGCTTCGATGCCATCCCAGATCCCGGTGGGGATCATCGCTCCAACCAGGTCTGCCATGACATCCGACGGACTCTTGATACCCAGTGCCTTTTTGATCGCGTCGACAATGGCTTTTGCAAGCCCCTTGAGTTTTTCGAGCAGTTTCGGCCATTCCTGCATGATGCCTTCCCACATGCCGTTGATGATCTCCTTGCCGGACTGCCAAAGCTGCGGCAAGGCGCTCTTCAGTCCGGTGATGATGCTCACAATGATCTGCGGAGCCATTGCGATCAGCATGGGCAAGACAGTGATGATCCCATCGATGATCGAGAGTATGATCTGCGGCACCGCCGCGATCAGCACCGGAAGCGCCCCAAGGATCCCCGTGATCAATGCCACGATGAGCTGCGGAGCCATTGCGATCAGCATCGGCAGGGCGGTCAGGATGCCGTCAATGATCGACTGGATGATCTGCGGGACCGCTGCGATCAGCACCGGCAGCGCCATAATCAATCCCTGCACCAGCCCCATCAGCAGTTCCAGCGCCGCCTGGATCAGCATCGGGATGTTCTGGATCAATGCCTGCACGATCGTGACGATCGCCTGCACCGCGGCCGGGATCAGCGTCGGCAGCGCCTGGGCAAGGCCCTGGACCAGGCCAACAATGATCTGGATCGCGGCCGTGATGATCAGGGGCAGGTTTGCGATGATGAACTGCACCAGGGTATTTATGATCGAGATTGCCGCCGGGATGAGTTGCGGCAACGCGCTGGTGATGGCAGTCAGCAGGGACTGGACAATGGACAGCCCGGCGCTCATCATCTGCGGCGCCTGGCTGGCAATATCCCCGAAGATCTGCGTGAGCAGTCCTCCCACCCCTGATGCCATCTTCCCAAAATCACCGCCCGAGCCGGAGACCACGGAAGCCAATTGCTGCAAGTAACCCTTCGCCTGTCCGAGCACGCCACTGAATAGAGGAGCAAAGGCGCCGGCCAGGGACATGCCCACACCCTGCAGGCCAGATTTTAGCCCATCCAGTTGGTCCTGCAGTCCGCCCAGGGCACCGACCGTTTCCCCGGAAACGATGGCGCCATTGGCGCGCGCTTCCTCGCTCAGCCGCGCCAGTTCATCCGCACCGGCAGCGATCAGCGGGTTGAGTTCCTGAGCGCTCTTGCCGAAGAGCTGCATGGCCAGCGCGTCCCGTTCCGTGGGGTTGGCAATGTCTCCCAGCGCGTCCAGGGCTTCTCCAAAGACCGCCTGGCTGTCGCGCAGATTACCGCTTGCATCCGTGACCGAGATCCCCAGCGATTTGAACGCCTCCGCCTGCGGACCGATGCCGTCCCTGGCGCTTGCCATTGAGCGCACCAGCCGCGCGTTCGCGCCGGTGATCGTCTCCAGGTCCGTGCCGAGCTGCTGCCCGGCGTAATCCAGCTCCTGCAGGCGTTCGGTCGAGATTCCCGTTTGTGCCGACATCTCCAAAAGGGCATCTGCCATCTCGGCGGATTTGAACGTCAGCCCGGCGACTGCCGTCACGGCTGCGATGGCCACCGCGCCGACCGCAGCGATCCCGGCGATCACGCCCTTGGCCACCGTCGCCACGCCGCCCAAAATGCTTTTGAATCTATCCCATTTGCCGCCCGCCTGTTCGGCGGATTCTCCCGATTGGTCTTCTGTTTTATTCAGATCTTCGAGCGCCGCGGCCGTCTGTTTTGACTCAACACCCATTTTCTGCAGCGTCTCGTTCGCCTTGTTGTAGGCGATCTCCGCATTCTTCGTCGCGATGGCATCCTCCCCCTTGGCTTGCTTGATATTCTCGTATTGTCCCTTCAAGAGTGCAACCTTGTTGCGTTGCACGTCCATCTGGCTGTTGAGGCTCTTGATCCGTGCCTCCAGTCCGCTGCCTTCCTGCGCCCAGTCGCCCATGCTGGCAACATTGGCGCGGAACCCCGACTCCAGCACGCGCAGGTCGGTGTTCATCTCCTTGATTTTGCTTGAGAATTCTCCGGTATCAACGACAGGCTTTGCGCCTAATGCATTTGTCATGGTTCACTCTCTCTCCCCTCTCCAGATGCTGTTCTAGCATCTGGAGAGGGGACGGGGGTGGGGCTTAAAGTTTCACCTGGTCTGCATACACTTCCTTCGTCCGCCCGCCTTTGCCGTTGCGCTTCCTGTAATCCGGGAAGCGGAAGACGAACGGGATCAGGGTTTCAATGTCGGTTTCGTCAATGTCTCGCAGGGACCAGTGGAACAGATCCACCAGCATGCATTCCAAGTCAAGGAGCGTCTCTTCGAGTTCTCCGCCGCTGGCATCCGGGGCTATTTCGCCTTCGCCTTGGGCGGCAAGGTAGGGTCCATCACACCGCGGGCCCGACTGCTGATGTTCTGCATGACTGCCATCATCTCGGAGAGATCGGCATGTTCGTCCAGCATCTCCACGCTGAGATCGGAGGGAAAGATTCCCAGCACGAACGTGGTCAATGCGTCGATATCGTCTTCCTCCAGCTGGTCGAGAGGCTTGTCTCCCAGCCGTTTGTTCAGCCGGATGGAGGCTTTGAGCTGCTTCCACGGCACGAAGACCTGGGTATAGGTCTTGATGATCTCATTTGACTCGCGGTCGTAGAGATTGAGCACGATGGGGGTTCCGGTCATATTCTTCCTTCCGCCCTCCCGTTTCCACAGAAACGGGAGGGCAAATGAATCATAGGTTCCTGGCTTACGAGCAGGTGAAGTCGTAGACCGCATCCGCCAGGGATTGTCCGAAGACATCCTTGATGCCGGGGACCACGATGAAATACTGCTTTGTGGCGGTCAGGGCTGAATGGCCGAGCGTCAGCACGGTCCGGGCTGCATTGAGCGAGCGGGTGATGGCGATCTGAGCGCCGGTATCCACGCGCACCAGGCTCACGCCGTTCTCGATGTTCCCGCCGGCGAGGGCGTTGTTGAAGGTGAGCGTGATCGCCACCGTGGTGGACTGACCCGTGGCGCCATCGATAGGCGATGGCGTGCAGGTCAGGGCGCTCGGAGCGCTGTACTCCGGGATCTGGACACTGTCGAACCAGGTTGCGCCGTCTGCCGCCTTGCGGCTGACACGGCGTTTGATCGACCCCGTCACGCTCGCGCTCAGCGCCCATGTTTTGACAGTATTGATAGCGGTGTATTCGAGCGAGACACCTTTCGGCTCGGGCGAATCGGTCTCGGTGTTCGCTTCCTCCTCGTAGGGGGCAAAGTTGCCCTTGAGATACCAGACGTAGGTGTATGTCCCATCGCTGTTCTTGGCCCGGAAGCCGATGGCGACATAAGGCGCAGTGCCGCCGTTGTCATACAGGCTATCGTTCGTGCTATCGTACTCCTTGCCCAGCAGCGCTGCCTGCACACTCAGGGGCAATTGCGTCACATCCAGCTTAATCTTGGTCTCGCCTTCGCCGGTCAGGTTGAACATGGGCTGGTTGTCGTAGTAGTCGGTCTTGGTATTGACCTTCGGCGATTGGACTGCCGCCTTCAACGGTGCCAGGACGACGGGCGTGCCCGCTGCATACGCGCTGGCATCATCCTGGGTGACCAGGGCATAGTACAGTTTGTCAACGCCCTTGAGTAAAAGATAGTCGGTCATGGGTTACTCCTTTTCAAGAAAGATATAGTCCTTTGCCAGTCCGAAATGACGCGAAACGGTATCATAGGGCAACTGGCGTTCAGAACTTTTTATAAAGCCCGCGGCGGTCATGGCTGTGTCAACATCCGGGATCGAGACCAGCCCGGCGCGGAAGAATACG